GATACTTTGAAAAATCTAAAGTTAAATCTGGTGGAGGAGGTAATTGGTTCACCAATATGTTTAAAGGTTGGGGTGGTACTGGTGGTACTGGTGGTAATTTTGGAATGGGTGTAGGTAAAACTTTTGGAACACCTCAAGCATATCAAGAACCTGGTTCAGGTGGATTGGGATTAGTACAAAGATTGATTGCTTCTCATCGTGGAGATGAGACGACTTCGGCATTACTAGCAAGAACGATCTTTAACAGAAAGTCTATTATTGATAAGACTGGTAATCCACAGATGTTTAAAGCGAAGAGTGGAAGTTTTTATGATATATTACATGCACCAGGTCAGTATCCTAATGTAGAAAATGGTAAGATAAAAGGTACGTTCTCTAATTCTGATCTGAATGCTGCTGGTAAAGCAATGAAATTAGCAAAAGAATCCATTCAACTTAAGGAGCGTTTACAAGAGTCTGGAATGGATCCAGCAAAAGCACAACAATTGCTTACATCTACTATATTCAAACCTGGTTCTGGTTTGAATAAAGGTGGATTAGCAGCAATGCTCACTGGTGGTGGAGGAGTTAGGTATGGTAAGTATACATTTACTAATAAACCATCTAATGCTATGAATAGTTTGTTGGGCGGAATGAATCCTATACTATTAAAAGGACTACAAAGTGTAATTGGTAATATGCTAGGTGGTAAAAAAGATGGTATGGGTAAAGATTTACTTATGGCACTTGCTGGAGGGATATTAGGTCAAGAGGGTGGTCCTGGTGGTGGAGGTAAAGGTGGTGGACTTATGGATACCTTATTTGGTATGTTTGGTTTACCAACTAAACGAGGTGGTGATCAGAAACAACCAGGAGTAAAAGGTGGTCTTGGTACTGTAATGAAGGGAATATTTGGTGGTAAAGGTGGAAAGGATAAGAAAGAAGAAAGGATGGAAGCAAAGAAATTGGAAAATGAAAGAAATCGTAGGATAGCAAAATTTGATGCAGCACAACAAAAACGTGAAGTACAAAATAGAATTTATAATACTGCTAAAGAAGCTGGATTATCTGTCTCTAATGCTGTGAGATTAAATAATGATAAGGTTTCGCAAAATGCTTCTCAAGGTGCTCAAGCTGTTGCTAGATTATCTCAAGCAGCAGGTCAACAAAAAGCTAGTTCTTTCGCAGGATTCTTTAAATCCCTTGCGTCTTCACTTAAATCTAAGAAAGGTAAGTAATTATGTCAGCAAAGCAGTCCAATACAGCTGAAATTGATTTTAAGATTAGTCTATGGCGTAATGGAACTCGGATGGAGAACAGTGATGGTAAGTATGAACTTGCTGAATATATTAAAGGATTTGAGATTATTGAAGCTGTTGAGTCTGCTACTATAGAAGCTCGTCTTATAATTGAAGATGCTGCTGGTCTTATGGGTGCAATGACTGGATCTGAGGTATTTAAATTAGTAATATTTTCTATACATGGAGAAAGAACTTATTGGTTAAGAGCAGTTCATATTGAGGATAGACTTAGAACAGCACAAACAGCAGATGTTTTTATTGTTAATTGTGTTTCTGATGAATTTATTAAGAATGAAATTAAGAATGTCTTTGGACATACTGAAAAGATCTTTAATGGTTCTATAGAAGCATCTCAGATTGTTAGAAAATTGATAAGAGATAAAAAATTCTTAGGAAGTAAGAAACGTCTTTTCTTAGAACAGACTATTAATAAGCAGAGATTGGTTATCCCTAATTGGAGACCAATTGATGTGATTTATTGGGTTGCTGAAAGGTCTGTTCGTAAATCTAAGAAGGGTGGAGTATTACAAAATGGATTTAATTTCTGGGAAACTGCGTTAGGGTTTCATTTTAAATCTATTGATAAAATGATTGATGATGTTAATGAACAATCAGAAAATTTTACTGATCCTATAAAAGGAAAACCAGCACTGTATACTTATACATATTCACCTAAAAATGTAAATGGTAGTACAGGTGGAGAAGATCAGTATAAAATTGATACAGTAGTCTTTCCTGAAGAAAGAAGTTATCTGATGGGATTACGACATGGTGCATGGGCTGGATATAGTATTGGTTTTGACCCAGTTTCGATAAATCAATCGAGAATTGGTGTCAGTACTGATATGAAGGAAAAGGAATATAATTATGCTCTTAAAAAAGTATGGAAGAAGATGTCTCATATTGGTGGTACAAATTATGTTAATCCAATTAATTTAATGGATAAGGAAATTCAAAAAGTTCTTGACCAACCAAAGAGAGTTAGATATACTATGATACCTAATCAACTATTTGATCCAAAATATAAAAATAATCCTCAGAAAAATTATGAAGAGGTTGTAGAGCTACAGGCATATGAATGGTTACGTAGAGAGACACTTAAAAATGTTAAATTAATGATTACTATTCCAGGTAATCTGGATTTATATGCTGGACATGGTATACAAGTTAAATTACCAGGAACATTTAGATCTGGTATAACCGTACAGAATGATAGGAAGTATAGTGGTAGGTATGTTATTATGGGTGTACGTCATCATACAGGAGATGGTCTTAAAATGAAGACAGAACTGTTGCTAGGTCGTGATAGTGTACTAGGATAATAAATAGTTATTGTTACCTATAGTAACGGAGATTAAAATTATGAAGACTATCGAAGAACACATTCAAAAAGATAGAGACATTCTTGACAACCCAACAACTAGTCCTGCATCTCGTAGGCATGTTGCAGAAGAGTTACATGAATTAGAAACTTATCGTGAGCATCATATAGCAGAGATTAATGCTGGTGACCATCATGATCCTAATACCATTGAACTATTCTGTGAAATGCATCCTGATGAGCCAGAGTGCCTAGTGTATGACGATTAATGAACAATTTTTTATCATGGTTACTTGGAACTTGGTCTAATAAATTTCAAGCACAATCTGCTCCTACTCTCTATAAACAAGTATTTGTTAAATGGGAGCAGAATGGTGAGTATATAAATTCAATTCATTGGGGTAGGAAGAACGATTCTTCTAACCCTTATTTAAAAACTTATAAGAAATTAGTAGAAGTATCGGATAAAGAAGTTATTTTAGAACATTGGGGTGGAACCTATAGTGGTTTATCTCGCAATGAAACTTGTGATATGCCATTGAAATTTGATGGTCAAGCATGGGTGGGTAAATTTGATACACGTATGGATGATGTAACAGGTCATGCTGAATTGGGTGTTTATGGTAATAAACTTTTTATGAGAGATAGATTTTTAGACTCTAAAGGTAGGATTATTTGGGGTGCAGATGAAATATACAGATACCTCAGAGTTCAATAAATATACATGATGATACCATAGTAAAATGTTAGACAATCCAGCCACAATTGATGGTGTAATCAATGAGAATACGGTAAACTTTGTTGGGAAAGATGGGTTTTTCTGGTGGGTAGGAGAAGTTGAAGATAATGAAGACCCTATGGAATTGGGTAGGGTTAGAGTTCGTGTGCTTGGATATTATACTAATGTTCGTGGTGGTACTACTGCAGATTTAAAAACTGATCATTTACCTTGGGCAACAGTATTACAACATACATCTCAAGCTGGTAATGATGGACAAGGAGAATCTTCAGGACAACTACAACCTGGTGCTGTTGTTATGGGATTCTTTATGGATGGTGATGATGCACAAATGCCAATAGTAATTGGTGTTATGCGTATTAATAAAGCTACAGCATCAAGAGAGATAAAGGAATTTGCTTTCACTGGTGAAGATATGAAAGCAAGTAGTACAGGAACTATAAATCCTGCATCAAATAGACCAGGAGACCCTAATGGTATTGGGTCAGATAATTTTAGAAGACCAGGATTACATAATAATAGTGTAGCAACAGTTGCTGCAACTACAACTACAGAGATTGGTGGTAAGGGGTCACCTCTTAACGTTGGTATGACTCCTGGAATTAATGGTAGTGCTGGTAACCCCCAGAAACCAAGACAACCTGCTAAACCAATACCTGCTGCTAATGGTGTTGGTGGTCCTTGGAAGAGTTTAGATTATACTTTATCATATCTGTTAGAAGATCTTGCAGACCAAGCTGGATTGTTAGTTAAATCTGGAGATGGGCAATATTTAAATGTTATTACAGGTACACTTGTATCAAATGCAGAATTAACTGCAAAGATACAAAATTTCTTGGGTACTGTGTTTACTCAAGTTGTTAGTGCTATGCGTACTACATCTGCTACTCTTATTAATGAACTAGAACTATCTGTACTATTAAATGCTTCTACAGGTGCTCCATATGTAATACAAACTATTGTTCAGGCAGAAGTTAGTAAGATATTATCAGCTATGTGTGCTATTGATAATATGCTAACAGATTTTATTAATACTCCATTAACTACAGTAACAAGTAATTTAGATTCATATTTAGGTAGTTTAATAGATAAACCTACTTTCGTAACTCAAGGTGTGGAAGGTGTTATTAGCACTGTAATTTGTAATGTTGAAAAATTATTGAATACTCTTACAACTGTAGTAAATGAAACTGAGGCAGTAGTTAATGACTATACTGATGCTAAAGAAGTTCTTGATACATGGAAAGTAGGTAATAAGATATTTTCTGAAAAGACAGATTTATTCACTAAGGATGTTACTACATTAACTGGGTTGATTAAATTGTTTGTTGAGTTTTCTGAAGGTGGTTGTATTAGACCATCTAAAGGTGGAGAAGATGATGTGGGTTGGTTCCCTTTATTTGGAGTTACCCATTGTACTCCTGAAGAATTTCGTACTATAGCAGTACTTAGAGGAGAGACTAGAGGTAAGTGTGGACAATCTATTGAAATTGCTGGTGGATTATTTGATTCAGTATTCTCAGAAGCAGACCCTTATTTAACTACTGCTAAGACACAAGTTAATGGTTCTTTTGAATTGTATGTTGGTACACCTGGTCGTCAAGCAACTATTATAAAGAGAGAGAATGGTACTACACATACTTCAGTAAGTTTGAATAATGCTATGCATCAAGAGTGGATGGCAAAGAGAAAAATTAAAGAAGAGTTTCCAGATTTAACAGAGGATGAAGTTAGTATAGCAGCAAGTGAAGCAGTTAAAGCAGCTACTAGAACAACTACATCACAAACTGCATGGGTAAGATCTGCTGATAACTTACCAGATGGTGTACAAGGTTTATGGAGTGATTTCTTAAAAACTTATGCTGTTTATCCTTCTAATACAGCAGCATTACTTGGTAGTCATACTGGAACTTGGGAAGTTGTTGTTACTGTTCCAGGTACATATACTTTTGAGGTACAGGCAGATAATCAAGGTAGTATTGGTTGGGATGGAGTGACTTTAGGTCAAACAACTATGTTCCAGTCTCATAATCAAAGTTCTATGTTTATTGTGGAGGGTGTTACATCTGGTACTCACACTATTACTGGTACTATTACTAATGTGTATACTGAGAACGCAGGTTCTGGGTGGGAACGTAATCCTGCAGGTATAGCATGGGTTTTAAAAGATCCTAATGGAACTGTTGTAAAGACATCATTAGATACTTTCCCAGTTAAAGTTCTTAATAGTTCGCATGATGGTGGTGATGAGGGTAATTTACTTGCTGATCATATTAGTTGGGCTGGTACTAAGACTGAAGAGGTTCATGGTGACGATGCAAAGGTTATTGATAACGATTATTGTAGAACAGTACAAGGTGATTATAGATTAAAAGTAACTGGTGATTGTCATATAGAAGTTGGTGGAGGATTCTTCTTTAGTGCTCAAGGAGCTCCTAAATCTGTTACTAAGCATGGTGTACCTAAACATACTGAGATTCAAAAGCATGTTATTAGTTTTGGTTCTGATGTTGATATGAATGTTGCTGGTGCTGCATTTGAAATGCAAGCAGCAAACTTACGAATGGCAGCAACTAAGACATCTATTACAGGTAAAGAGTTTGAAAATGCTTCAAAACTTCAAAAATATTCTGGTGTAGAGTGTATTATCAGTGCCGATAACTCGATAGAAATGGTTACTACTGCACTATATCAGAAGATTAATGTTAATAAGAATCCATCTGCAACTAAATCTGGTATTAGTACAATATGTCATGGTTCTATGGATGTAGCACTTATGCCTGGTGGTTCTACAACTGATTCTATCCCTAGATTTACTGTTGCTAATCCTTCAGGTCCAGTTTCTATGCAATGCGGTTCAACTGGATTTAACCTAAATGTAATGGAAGGTGCTTATAATGTAATGGCACATGAGGGTATGATTCGTATGGAATCTGCTAAAGGTCCAGCAACTATTAAAGCAAAGGGTGCTATTGGTATAAATTCAGTTGCAGGTGCCATTTCTCAAACTGCCACCTCTATCTTCCTAAATTAAAATACCTGTGGTATAATATCATTATGGATGAACTAAGACAGCAGCAACTAATAGAACTCAAGGAAATACTTGAGGATACTATTCAGTATTTTTGTGATGAAAACTTAGTATCAGGTGAAACAGCATGGACAATGGTCGGTGCTTTATCTGATGCAAAATTAAACGTGGAATTTACTAATGACTGACATTCAAGATATAACTGAAGAAGAGGCGTGTAATAACCTCAAATTTCTTTTGACTATGACTGAAAGGAATCGTACTGTTTGGAGAATTAAATCTCCAGAAGGTGCTGTTGCTTTGTTGTCACCAGTAATTCAATCTGGTCC